TTTAGCGCATTACCGAACTCACCAAGAGTGAGAAGGGTGATCGAGCTGTTATTACGTTGGTTGCGGATCTCGAAGGAGACGGCGTTGTAGGTGACTACACGATGGAGAACAACGAAGAGGCCATCAAGGCTTACGACGAGATGATCACGATTGATCAGCTGCGTAACGCCAACCGCCTCGCTGGTCGAATGGCTGACCAGAAATCCGTTGTCAATTTCCGGGGTACATCCAAAGATGTGCTCGCATACTACCTGGCTGACCGCATCGATCAGATGTCGTTCTTAACATTGGCCGGTATCGCTTACACCTATACCAACAACGGTACACTTCGTCCGGTTAACCCGACTGGGCGTAACTTGAGTGATCTGGCGTTTGCCAGTGATGTCTCTTCTCCATCGGTAACACGTTGGCGGCAGTGGGATGCTACTAACGGCCTTTCTACCGGCGATAACACTGCGATTGTTGCGGATGACACGCCTTCGTGGGAGATGTTGGTAGAGACCAAGGCACTCATGAAAGATCAGTATATCCGGGGCATCAAAGGTCCTGGCGGCGCTGAGTACTATCATGTGTTCATGACCCCACAGGGTATCGCCAAGCTGAAACAGGACTCGACGTTCCTGGCTAACTTGCAGAATGCAGGTCCGCGCGGCGCGGCTAACCCGCTGTTCAGCGGCAGCATGTTGACTCAGGATGGCTTGATCATCCACGAGTTCCGGCATGTACCGTCGTCACAGACCTGGGGTTCTGGTGCAGTTCCTGGTCAGGCAGTTCTGTTCTGCGGTGCGCAGGCACTCGGCATGGCAGACATCGGACTCCCGTACTGGGACGAAGAGACGTTTGACTACGGCAATCAGCACGGTGTATCGATCGGTAAGATCTTTGGCCTGTTGAAGCCTACGTTCCAAAGTATTTACAGCGGCACGTCCGTCGTAGAGGACTTCGGTGTAATGCGCGTAGACACAGCAATTTAGGCCGACCCCCTCGGTCATTTCCCCTGCCTACGGGCAGGGGTTTTTTTAACCTGGAGATGTTTTCATGGAATTACCTGCAAAAGCACGGCCAGCATCAGCCGAATTTACCGCAGCGGTAGCTACGCGTATCGTGGCTGATAGCGGTATCATGTGTGCTAACTTCGAAGCTGGAGAGACCCGGCGCATACCCGAGGTGTTGTTTGACGCAGCACTTATGCATGGACTCATGCCGGAGGAGCCTCTGGAGCTTTCGCCGGAGCCACAGCCAGAGCCGGAGCCCGGCAAAGAAGCGGAGGACGTTGTTGCCACCGGTCTGATTGAGGCGTGTAAGACGCTCATCAGCAGAGGCAACCCAGAGGACTTTACGGTGGTAGGGCAGCCTCGTGCGGCCTCAGTGAAAAAGCTAGTAGACTTCCACTTTACTACCAAAGACGTTGAACGGGCCTTCTCAGAGGCTATGCATGAGGTAGAACAAGATGGCAACGACAGTACGGAGCATCCTGAACCGAGCAGCAGCGCTGCTGAATGATGAAGAGTTTGTTCGTTGGGAAGAATCAGAGTTACTTGAATGGCTGAATGACGGCCAACGCGCCGTTGCGAAAGGGCCTTCTACGGACGCCTACGTACTTCGTGGCGACGTCACTGCTGTCGCAGGCACAGTGCAGTCACTGCCCAACGATGGCATTCGCTTGATCGACGTCGTTAAGAATGTATCTGGCGGCGGTGCGATTCAGCAATCTGATTACGCCACAGTGGATATGCTCAGCAGTACCTGGCGCGCAGCTACTGCGGGCGCAGCCGAGAACTATTTTTATGACAGTAAGAACCCGACGGAGTTCGAGGTGTACCCACCTCAGACTGGCGGCGAGCTGATCGAGGTTGTGTACAACGCTCAGCCAGGTGATGCATTGATGAATGGCAACATCGTAATCTCTGATATGTACGCAGATTCGCTCATCGATTACATTGCTTATCGTGGGTTCAGCAAGGATACTGAGGACTCATCGCCAGAGCTTGGCCGGGCAACAGCCTTTTACCGGGCTTTCCTGGCTGGTATAGGCTACAAAGAAGCGACTGACGCCATGATTGAACCCAGGAGTTCCCGATGACAGCGCTCTCCGTACTCGTACCTGATGTCAGAGTCGAGATTCCTGACATACCTGTCTTTGTAGCTGAGCGACAATTACTTCGCGCTGCGCGCGAATTTTGCGAGGAAACTCGCACTTGGCGGGTAAATGTGGAAATCTCGGTTGTAGCCACGGTACCAGCCTCGAACATAGCTTCTTCGTTGCCCGCTGACACTGAACTGGTGGACGTGGTTTCTATTAAAAACGTTGGCGGCGGTGCCCCCGTTGTGCCACGTACATACGCCTGGCTGGACAAAAACACGTCGGATTGGCGCGGCGAGACTGACCTTAATGCTAACTACTACGTACTGGACGGCAACAATGCTATTCGCTTCGTACCGACCCCCTCTGTAACAACAGCAGCTTTGTACGACGCTCGGGTAGCGGTAAAACCTGCGCTTGATGCTGCCGCTATTGATGACATTGTTGCCAATAAATACGACGAAGTGCTGGTGCACGGCGCTCTGTCGAAGTTGTTCCTTATGCCGCGCAAACCATGGACGGATGCTAACCTGGCGCAGTTCCACCTGGCGTTGTTCAGGGCTAGTTTCGCTCCTGCCCGCACAGAAGCGGCTGAAGAGTTTCAGACGGGTATACCTCGTAAAGTAAAATACGGCGGACTGTAAATGTCTGTTATCAGGCTTGGTGGTTTCAGGGGCGAGATACCTCGCATACACCCGAGGTTGTTACCGGTGGGTGCTGCGCAGACGGCGTTAAACACACGCATGGACTCTGGTGCGGTTGAGTCTGTGAAAGATGTCGCCAACATACAATCCACGACGTTGACTGATCCTATCTCCCTGCACCGGTACTCAGCGTCTGTATGGCTGGAAGCTGTGACTGATGTTGACTGGGTTACGTACCCGGTCGCCAACGATATCTACGGCAGGTTGATCTTCGCTGATCCGGCAGGTACGGAGCTGCGTGTCACCGATGCGTCGTTGGTTGGCACTGGCGGCTACCCTGAGTTTTACTACAACCTTGACGTACCAGCACCGCTGCAAGGGTTTTCGGCAGTATTGAACGGCACAGCAGACGACGAGACTGAAGTCCCCGAGACTCGGTACTACGTGTCTACGTTTGTGAACAGCTGGGGCGCAGAAGGCCCACCGTCGCCGCCGAGTAACCAGGTGGAGTGGCGTGACGGCCAAACAGTGACATTATCGTCGCTGCCTTCTGTACCGGTTGGCAACTACAACATCACGCATCGCCGTATCTATCGACTGAATACTGGCTCCACAGGGGCGACGAACTACCAGTTCGTCACAGAAGTCGCCATGGCTAAGGTGCAGACAGCTATCACAGCGATCACGCAGGCGAATCCGATCGTAGTGACGTCAGTAGCGCACGGACTAAGTGAAGGCCAGGAAGTACTATTCGAAGGGCTTGGACTACAGACTCCGCAGGATGTGACTGAGGTCAGCAAAGCTAACTTTTGCCGCATCACAATTGCGGGCCATGGGCTTTCTACAGGCGATACTGTCGAAATGGGCGGTTTCGGTGGCGATGTTGGCATGGACGAGCTGGAAGGTGTACGTGCTTCGATCGTTGCTATCAATGAAGATAAGTTCGAGTTGGTTAGTATTGATAGTACGTTGTTCACGGATTACGTCTCAGGCGGTACAGCGACCGAAACGCTCGGTATGGACGAGCTGGAGGACAACAGCTACTTCATAAATATCCTCGACGACGACAATGTTTCGTTGATCGGTATTGATGGCACTGGCTACTATGCTTATATCAGTGATGGGTTTATGTCGCAGGTAGCGGGTACGACCTATGTTGACGCCGTGCCGTCAGCGAACCTTGCTGAGATCATACCCACTGAGTTGTATGATCCGCCGAACGTAGCCACCATTGGTATCAAAGCTCACCCAGCCGGTTGGCTGGTGGGCTTCTTTGGCAACACTATTGCTATGTCAGAACCTGGTGCGCCGCACGCCTGGCCCATCGATTATCGCTTGGTGACTAACCACGACATTGTTGGCGTGGGCGTATTCGGTGGCACTATCGCTGTTGTCACTAAAGGCTGGCCGTACTTGTTGGTAGGCTCTGACCCGGCAGCGGTGACAATGGTCGAGCTGGAGATTGAACAAGCCTGCGTCGCCAAGCGCGGCATGGTGGATTTCGGCACGGCGATTGCGTACCCCAGCCCTGACGGCCTCATCGTGGTGTCAGGACAAGGTGCGTCGAACGTAACGTCTGGTCTTTTCACGCGCGACCAGTGGCAGGCGTTGGTGCCTACATCCTTCGTTGCGTTGAACTGGGAGCAACAGTACCTGTGCTTCTACAACGACGGTTCGACGACACGGGCGTTTATTGTTGATCCGTTTAGTCCTGATGGCGGTGTGGTGTATGTATCGAAGTACGCCACGGCTGGTTACAAGGATATTGAAGAGGATCTACTGTATTTGATCCTTAGCGATGAAATTGAAACTTGGGATCAGGGTACGAAGTTATCGTACACTTGGAAGTCCAGGCCAACGTATACACCGCGCGCCGTGAATATGTCGGCGGGTAAAATCATCGCAGATGCCTACCCAGTGGAATTAGAATTATTTGTAGATGACATAAGACGTTTCACGAAAACAGTCGCCTCTATTGATACTTTCAGGTTGCCTGGGGGCTTCAAAGGCGAGAAGTACGAAGTGATTATCAAAGGGACGCGTCGAGTGTCAGAGGTTACTCTGGCAACTACGATGCGTGAATTGTCAGTGATTGTATGAGGAATAGGCATGAGTACCGCAAAGGCAGGCACAAGAACGCACCCACCAACGGTGGTAGTTGAACCAGTACTAAAAACATCCGAACAACGCAAGTACGAAAAGATGTGGGAAAATCCCGCGTACCGCGCGATTTCTCCTGGGGAGCAGATGGCAGCGACGTTCCTCGAACAAGCGCATCCTATGAAAGACAGCACTTGTATTGATTTAGGCTGCGGCACGGGGCGCGGCGGACTCATGATTTCGCTGCTGGGTAACATGATTGTCACACTGGCGGACTTTGCTGAGAACGCTCTGGACCCGGAGGTGAAGAATGCGACAGTTACTCAGTCACATCGTATCTCCTGGCTACAGACAGATCTGACTCAGCCCATACCAATGACCGCTGCGTACGGCTACTGCGCCGATGTGATGGAACATATACCGCCTGAGCAGGTGGACACGGTACTGCACAATATCTTCAGGTCTGCAGCGCATGTGTTCTTCCAGATTTCAGGTGGCGAAGATAACTGCGGGGCTATGGAAGACGAAGAGCTGCACTTGACGGTAGAGTCCTACGAGTGGTGGACGAAGAAACTGCGCGACCATAACGCTATTATTCACTGGTCACGGACAGCCGAAGAGGGTGTTGAGCCTGGTGAGGAGTACATACCTGCGTACCAATTCTATTGCAGCGCCTGGCAGAACCAAAAAGCCATCAAGTACGAAGGCGCTGTGAACACAGAAGACGAGATAGTAAAAGAGAACATTCGCGAGAATGCGAAGACGGATTGGCAGATGGTGCATCCACACCCACTGCAGAAAACAGAAATTATGATGCTGTGCGGCGGACCCTCGTTGAATGATTTCACAGATGAGATCATCCAGCTGCGCGAGGGCGGCATGCCGATGGTTACAACCAATGGCACGTACAACTGGGCGCTTGAACACGGATTAAAGCCTTCTATGCAGCTGATCATAGACGCCAGGGATTTTAATAAGCGCTTCACTCGTCCGCTCATCGACGACTGTAAATACATACTGGCGTCGCAGTGTCACCCGAAGACGTTTGAGGGCATGCCGAAGGACCGCACCTACATAATGCATGCAGGTATGAACCCCGAACTAAGTGACTTGCTCGATGAACTCTACGAACTTTGGTTCCCGGTACCTGGGGGTTCTACGGTAACTTTGCGGGGCCTTTGCTTGCTCCGTATGTTGGGTTTCCATAGGATTCATATGTATGGTTTTGACAGCTGCTATCGCAGCGGTGAACACCATGCGTATAAGCAGCCGGAGAACGACTACGATTCTGATCGTACGTTACCGGTTACGATAGGTGGGAAGGTTTTTTGGTGCGACCCCTGGATGTTCTATCAAGCAAAAGAATGGATGGAAATGGTGGGGCTGTTTGGCGATGAAATTGACTTAGATGTCAAAGGTGATGGGCTGATTGCTCATATTATTAAGACTGGCGCTACGCTTAGTGCCTTAGAGGAAAACGAGGAATAAACTATGGCTGCTACAGCATGGATTTTTTACAACGAAGCCAAGAAGAAAATCGGCGACGGCACTATTACGCTAGATACCGACATCTTCAAAATGCAGTTGCACGCAGCTGCGTCAAACGCATCGACTGCAACGTTATCTGTTGCAGGCTCGGTCAACAATGAAATCGCAGTAGCAGGCGGCTACGTAGCTGGCGGACGTACAATGGCAGGTATTGCCTGGACGATCGCTGGTGATCCATCGTCAGTTAAGTGGGATGCGACAGATTTGGTCTTCACAGCAAGTGGTGCGAACCTTAGCATTATCAAGTTTGCTGTGATCCATACTTCAGTTGGCGCTGTCACTTCAGGCCATCTACTCTGTTGGTCACGCCTGAGCGCGAGTGAGTTCTCTGTCACAGATGGGAACACATTGACGATTCAGTTCGCTACGGCGGGTATTTTTACCCTGACCTAAAATGGCGGGCGATCACGTTGTTTCGCTGCCGCCGATC